TAGGTGCATAATGGTCTAGTTGCTCTGGTTGAGCTTTTCTATTATACTTTCTTGGTTTCATTTTCTTCTCCTATTTTATTTAATTTCAAACAATCTATCAATTTTCTCATCAAGCTTTTCAAGCCTATCCATGAGATTATTCATATCATCCTTGACCTCTGATTTAGTCACATATTCTTTTGCGACCTCTTCTCTTGTTTTGTTTATTAATATATCTTGTCTTTTTAATTCTGAAGCATTTTGTCTAATACTATACATTAGTGGAGCAAGTACCAAAGTTATGAATACATTCCAGATAATGTATGGTGTTAGTAAATCCATTATTTCACCAAATACTCCTCAACTGAATCAGAAATATCTCTCATCTTTATCCAGTTTGAATTAACTTGTTGTCCTACTTTAACTCTTAGTTTACCTATTAAACCAATACAAGCCCATTCTTGTCTTTCACTTCTTGGAACATAGGTAAGTGATTCATCATAGCTTGAACTAATTTTTCTTCTTCGTAAATTATTACCATTTTCATCTAGTGAAACAATTTCAACATCAGATGGAACTGATACTTCACTTGGAATCTGGTCTGATTGATATGAGTGCTTTATTTGTTCTGGTGTATCTGTACCATTATCTTTACTTTCTATCCATTCTGTTTGTGTGTAATCTTCATAAACATCTCTACCATACTCATCTTTTTCATACTTTCCTTGCCAGTAAAGGTCTTGTGCATCACCAACTATAGCAGGGTTGCCAGAAACTACTCCAATAATATTGTCGCCTTCCTCTGCTACTTTTATTTTATTATTAACTATAGCTACTGAGCATCCAACTCTATCTTCATTACTAGAGTTTCCATCTTCCCATTCAAAATATTCAGCATAGTCAGCACCACCACCACTAAAGCTACCATCTGCTGATACCTCACCATCTCCACGAACTTTGAACTTAGGGTCAGAAGCAAAGTTTGCAAATGCTTGAATCAAACTGAAAGCAGAACTTGAAGACCTTTTTGATTGAATCTGTAAAAGGTTTCCACTAAATGATGTGCTTGATTGTGTAACTCTTAATGCTGGGTTGCCATCTCCTGTTCCTACACCACTAGAAAAACCTATATCAACATTACCATGTCTTGTTATTTGTATTAGTTCTGTACCATGTCTTGAGAACAAGAAACCTTTACCACCTACATCAGCAAAATCAGAATCATCATTTTCTCTGACATTAAACTCCATATCATAAGTGCTACCATTTGATGTTGCTGCTCTAAATTGTGTTCTTGCACCATCTCCTTTCATTAAAATTGCAGGAACTACAGTAGAACTATCTGTATTACCTAATATTATACTTCCATTTGATTGTGTACTTGCATCAACATTTACACCACCACTTGAGCCAGTAAGAACTGCTAATACACCTGTATCAGCTAAAGTGCCACCAAGTTTTGTTCTACCACCTGCATGAGTGATATTTCCAGAGCCATCTATATTTAATCTCTCTGAACCAGCTGTATCAAATCTTATTACATCTTCATCTGAGGATTCTTCTACTTGTATTTTTGTATCACTATCTGCATCTTCTATAGAAGTTGAAGAACCTCCTGAAACTGAGAAGTCTAATGTTCCATCACCATCTTGATAAGTTACAGTTATACCTGATTCAGTATTAGAAGATACCATAGCACCTACAGTATCTTGAATAAATTCATCAAGAGCTGTGCCATCAACAGTAATTGCATCAGCTTCTAAAGTACCATCAATATCTGCATTACCAGAAATATCTAATGAAGCACCATCTACTTCGCCTGTTACTGTAATACTATCTACATAAGCATCTTTAAAACGAACACCTGTTGTACCTAAATCGACATCGCTATCTGTCTGTGGTCCAAAAACACCATCTGATACAAATACTTGTTCAGCATTAGCAGCATAAAAATGTATTTCATCTGCTGTTTCAAAGTCTATCTTTGTTTCATCATCTTCACCTATTTTAATATCTGTAGCTAGTAAAGAGGTAATACCTGTCTGAGCTGCATCTATTGTTAAGGTTAAATCAAATGGGTCTGCATCTGAACCATCACTTGTATCTGTAAAGTTTGTAGTAATACCAGAACCAATAATTTTTAGTTCTTTACCATTGTCTATTGTAACTTCTGTGCCATCATCATCCTCAACTACAAAAGAAGTAGAAGAAGCTGCAACTAAATCTATAGTGCCATCAGCATCTTGATAAGTAGCTGTAATGTTTGTTTCTGTATTAGAACTAAACATAGCTCCAACTGTGTCTTGTATAACTTCTGTTAGGTCTATGTTTCCAGTACCATCAAAACTTACACCATGAATATTTCTAGCAGTTTCAAGTGCTGTTGCTGTTGCTGCATTACCTGTAGTGTCTTGATTAAGTGTTCCAATAACAAAGTCTAAAGTATTATCAGCATCATCGTAACTAACTGTAATTCCGGTTTCTGTATTTGAAGATACCATTGCTCCAACAGTATCAGAAATAGTTTCTGCTAAAGTTACACCATCAATAGTTATAGCATCTGCTTCAAGAGTTCCATCAATATCAACATTACCTGAAACATCTAAACTAACAGCATCAACTTCACCAGCTACAGTAAGCACCCCGTCAGCTAATGTCATTAGGTCTGTATCATCAGTATGTCCAATGGTTGTACCATTTATAATAACATTATCAACAGTCAAGGTTGTAAGTGTGCCAAGACTTGTAATATTTGATTGAGCTGCACCTGTTACTGTTGCTGCTGTTCCAGATACATTACCTGTAACATTACCTGTTAATGGACCGGCAAAAGCATCAGCTGTAACTGTGCCATCAAAAAATGCATCTTTAAACTCTAAGCTAGATGTTCCTAAGTCAATATCATTATTAGTTACTGGAACTAAAGCACCATCTTGTAATTTTATCTGGTCTGCACCAGCTGCTCTAAATATAATATTATTGTCTGTAGCAAAATCTATATCGTTGTCGGCATCTCTACCAATAACTAAACTTGTATTTAGTAAGGATGATATTGTTGTTTGTGAAGAACCAAGTACAAAATCAAGTGTATTATCACCATCTTCAAAAGTAACAGCAATACCTGTTTCAGTGTTAGAACTTACCATACCTCCAACAGCATCCGTAATAACTTCATTTAAAGTCGCACCATTTACTGTAATAGCATCTGCCTCTAATGTACCATCTATATCAGCATCTCCAGATATATCTAAAGAACCAGCATCTAGTTCTCCTGTTAATGTTACATTTCTAAAACTTGCAATATCTTTATTGCTATCTACTACTACTGCTTTAGAAGCTGCAACAGTTCCTGCTGTAACTCCATCAATAGTTTCTAGTTCTGCTTCACTAATATCTGCTGAACCAATAACAAAACTTGTACCTGTAATAGTTGTACCTGTAATAGCTGCTGCACTTGAGCCACCTATTATTGCTCCATCAACAGTACCACCATTTATGTCTGCAGTATCAGCCACTAGGCTATCAATATTGGCAGTACCATCAATGAATAAATCTTTAAATTCTAAACTAGATGTTCCTAAATCAATATCATTGTTTGTTATAGGAACTATAGCTCCGTCTTGTATTCTTAATTGTTGAACTGAAGAGGATGATACCTCTACATAAAATTCTATGTGATTGTTTGATGTATCTATTAATACTTTGTTGTTTGGGGAAGTTTCTCCAGCATCTCCTATAAGACCTATGACTGGTCCTTCTGCTGTTGTACCATCGTGTTTGTGTCCTGTTGAATTATTAAATGCAGCTAATAATTGATTAAACTCATTATTAAATAATGCTGCTGTGATGGTATCACCATCGTTGATTGTACTTTGTCGTGTATAACTTGCCATATTTTATCTCCTGCCTGATGGTATGTAATCAACATAAAAGCCATTTACAATGTATGAAGCTTTTGTATCATTACTTTGTATTCTAAAATTATTACTACTCCCACTACCTACTAAAGGTATTCTTACTAAAGGTTGTTCTGATGCTCCAAATTTATTAGTACCAAATACTGCTGTACCGAATACTGAAGGAGCTGGAACTGAGTCTAAAGTTATATCAGCTGGTTGAGGAATGTCCAAACTATCATAATCAAATCTTACTCGTAAGTCTGGTTGTATCTCATCCTCTGGACCAAAAGATATTTTTATATAATGTAAAGTCTTTAATGTCCCAAAATCACCATATTCATAGTTAGGTGTTTGGTATCTTGCATCTATTGCTGAACCATTAAAGTTATTACCTGTATCATGTAAATATACAAAACCATTTGTATCGCCATGATAATAAACTTCTACTCCATTGTTATCAAAGTTAGAACCTATCGCTGTAACTTCAATACCTAAAGTTTCTGACCACTGAAATCCATTAGGTCTTAATGTACCTATGATTCCTTTTTGTGAAGAATCAGAAGCACTTGTTTTTGTGTAATATAATCTGTATTGTGATTTTTCTCTTATTACCAGACTATTAATTACAAAATCATTTATTGTCTCTGCTAAATCGCTTATAAGTGGTTGTATCTGTTTACTAATAGTTCCCAACTCCACATCGCCAATCCTTACAGTACCGGCAACTGTTCTAAGACCATCTGGTGCTAAAAATATTAAGTCACCACCAATCTCTTGAATACTATAACCACTTAAACATCCCACATTCTTTGTAACTGGAACTACTGCTATGTTACTTGAATCATTTATATTTATTAATTTAAAAATACTATTCCTACAAAATATAAATAATTCGTTTCGGAAACTTTTAATACCTTCTACTTGGTCTTCTAATACTATGCTTCCTGAACCTGTAGATGTAAAATCATCTGGGTCTAAAGTTCCACTAAAAAATATAGTATTTAAATTATCTTCAACTCCAGCAGCTACTAAATGTTTATCATGCACTGCTAAAAATTTAACACCTTTTGTTCCTGTTACAGTAACTTCTGAAGAAAAGAAAGTTCTAGAAGTTAAGATACCAGTTCCTTCCATTCTAAAACTGTAAACTTTGTTAGCTCCATCTGCTATAAATACTGTGCCATAATCAGATGTAGCTGTGTCAAATAGAGCAAACTGTATTTGTCCTTGACTTGTTCTATTTAAAACACTTCTGCCAGTAAAAGTACTATGATTATCACCACTTCCTGATACTGAGCTTCTATTTATTTGTAACCAACTAGTTCCTGTATTACTAAAATAAATATCATCATCTACACAAGCTATAACTCCATCTGCGTAAGGAAATACTCCTAAGATAGTATCTGTAGAACCTGAAGGTTGAACAGCACTATCGCCACCAAACTTAGCAAAACCACTTACTCTTCTGTAGCCTCCTTTTACAGAAACTTCAAAATTTTGTAACTTCGTTGCTACTCCGGGAGTTCTTACTAAATCTAAAGCATTAGAAGCAGTAACCAATCCTCCATCACAAGCAACTGCGTAAGGTTGTGAACGAGCCATAATTAAAAATAAGTTCTATCGTCTGTCATAAACTTAGGAGCAGGATTTATTAAATTTGACTTCATATGTTTCATTGATTTTTTAAAATCCTCTAAAGCAAATGCTGCTTGTTGAGGAGATTCTTTAAATTGCCAAATGTAATATCTTGCTCTTGAAGTTATAACATTACTATATTGTTCTGGTAATACTATAGTGTCATCATGTGCTGATAAAGCTGTGGGTTTTGTAAAGGCATAAAAATGCACATTATAAACTTTATCAGGTATAGGACTTAATCCAAATTTTCTATTATCTGGAGATTTAATTACAAATCTAGGTTCTCCAAATTGTTGATTACCAGCATCATCTTCGTTTTCGCTATCTCTGTAGTATCTTCTCCACTCATTAAGATTTACAAATCGTAAACCTTTTGATACATGAGGAGCTGATTCTCCAGAAACATTTATTGTTGTTAAGTAAAAATCATCCCAATCTACTGAAGCAAAGTCTGTTGTTAAACTTGAACTACTAGCATTTAATAAATACCATCTAGTTCCTGCTACAGTAGCAACTGTAGTATTACCATAAAAAGGGTCTGTACTACCACTAACTCCAGCTGAAAAAAAAGGTAACTGTGGTTCTTGATTAGCAATATCAAATATAGCTTTATTTACTGCATCTTTAACAAATGCTTGAAATCCTACTGCTCCTGCAAAACTAGAAGAAGTTAAAGGAACTTCATTGAGTTCTCTTAGTAATTCATTTGTTAAATCAAGATATGTTGTTGCCATTATTTTTTCTTTTTCTTATTAGCTTTTAAAGATTTTTCTAAAATTTTAGCTTGTCCAGCATGACTTTTAGAAGCTTTCTTCAAGGCAGCTATTAATTTTTTAGTTTGTGCTTCACTAAGCATTTTATCTACCTACTTTTTTCTGAGCTGCTTTATGTGCCTGTGTAAAAGTTTTACCTCTTTTCATCATATTAGCCATCATTTTCATATGTTTGCCTGTATGATGAACAGCATGTTTTTTCATAGTGTCTTGTTGTCTTTTTGTTAAAGAAGACAAATCAGCACCTTTTACAGTAACTTTCTTTTTAGGTTTCATTGGCATTTTACTTCCCCTTATTTCTTTCTTGGTATGCAAATCTCATAGTATTCATACCAGCTTTTTCTTGACAATGTTGAACAAATTCATCAACAGAAGAATAATCTTTCATTCCTTTCATATCTTTGTTAACTTTTTTACCTTCTTGATATGCCATTCTACCACCCATCATAGGTTTTCTTTCACTTCCATATCTCATAGGTTTTCTTTTTTTCTTCATTGCTTCTTTCATCATTTTTTCGTAATCCATAATAATTCCTTAAAAAATGGAAGGGTCCGAAGACCCCTCCTAACTATTACTAGTCTATTGCATAAAATGCTGAAACTAATGCTTCAGGTCTTAGGACTTTTGCTCCATAAACATGCAATCCTCTAACAATATCACCAAATGAATCTGGGTCTCTTAGGACCTCAGTTGAGATAATTGTTTGAGCAGTTGCAACTGAAGAAATATGTCCAGCTAACACTTTACCACTTGCTGTAGAAGCAGCAGCAATATTGTTAGATTTGTACATATTAAATCCTCTCAACATTCCACTAGAAACTAAACCATTTCTAATAGAACCTTGACCTGCGTTAAAGTCAACACTTAATAACTTAGAACCAGATTGACCAAGCTGTTCATAAAAACTTGGTGGTGCAACGAACCATCTACCTTCTTCAGGTACATTTTGCTCGTCAAGCAATCTAGCCATGAAAGCCATAACATCTAATGGGTCTGTTCCTGTTCCGTCAGAACCTGTAAGGTCGACAGAGTTAGAACCACCTTGATGTTGAGCCATAGTTTGTGTAGCTGCTGCTGCATCTGCACCTATAATATGGTCTGGGCTTGAAGATGAAACACCACTAAACATTGTAGCTAATACTGCTGAGTCAAAAGAGTCTCTTAGAGCATAAGCTGCTGATGATGTTGCCACCTCTTTAAAGTTAACATGTGACATTTTGCTTTCAATATCATCTACGATGAATTTAAAAGCTTTTGCTGAATCAACAACCAAAGATGTTTCTTGGTCTGTTAATTTTGTTGCAGTAGTATCACTTCCTCTGGTGTAATCTGATACACTAATTTCAGGTTCTTTGATAATTAGTACAGAGTCACCAAAGTTTGAGATTTCTCCGGAGTAATCGGTATTTGTAATAGCTTCTACCACACTTGCTTTTCTGAAAAAGTTTAATACTTTAGCAGAATAAATTTGAGGTAAAAAGAAACTATTAGCTTGACCACTCACAGAGTTTCCGAAGTTTGCATTTGTATCTGGACTAGGTTCAAAATACTGTGCCATTTTTTCGTCCCTCCTTTGGGTTAAAAATTAAGTTAATTTAATTAATTCTTCCTTCTTCCCAAGCTTTGTCGATTTCTTTTTCAAGTCTATCAAATTCAGCTGGAGATAAAGAAAGAATCTCCTTTTGTGTCCAAATCTTTGCTTCTTTTGGCTCGACATTGGTTGTCTTAGTAGACACCATATCGGCAGCCGAAGACTTAGATTCAGAGCCTCTTGATAGCTGTTTCTGTTTGCTAGTTATTCCCACATCTGATTTAAATAAATCTATAGCTCGACTTGCTGCTTCTGGGTCATTAGAATTTTTATAAATCCAATTCTGTATAGACTCAGGTTGAGATTTTGCCCAATCGTGAAAATCATCACTGTTTCTAATATCATCAAAATCAGGATGCTTTGCTTTGAGTTCTTTCTCAGCATCTAATCTAACAAGTTGCTGTTCTCTTTCTTGTAAAAGTTTTACCTTTTCTTCAAGTTGTTTTGCTCTGCTTTCGCTTTGCATAGTAGCAACTGTTTCTACCACATCATAAACATCAGGATATTTTTGTTTAAACTCAGCAAGTTCTTCTTCAGATTTAGGTGGGGTATATTTTACCTGACCTTCTTTTGCTTGTTCTATAAGTTCAAGCTCTTTCTGTTTAAACTCATTAAGTTTACTATCATAATGTTTTTTCAAATCATCATATCTTTTTTTGTAGTCGGGTCGCTTATAGTTACCTTTTTGTTCTACCTGAACTTCTGATTCCTGTTCAACAGACTCTTCAGTATTTTCTACTACAGTATTACTTTCAGGGTCTGGAAAGTACACATTTTCAGATGAAACAAATTGTTTATCTTCTACATCGTGCCAACTCTTTTTTAAGTTATATGGGTTAGCTTTTTCTTCTTTTTTAGCCATCTTATTCTCCTATTAAGTGCTTTAACAATCTTTCAAGGTAGCTGCTGTACATGCAGGGCTTGTCTTGTAAAGGTCGCCTTTCGGTTAAATTTAACTACGGATATTTGGAGGTCCTAACATACTTTCTGTTATGAGGTTTTCTTCCTCTTCTCTTGCTAACAGTGGATTCACTGTAGAAACAGTTTCTGGTCGATTAATATTAAAAGTCATTTCAACTTCTTTTTTTCTCATATCAGACATGTTATCATCATCCATTGCTGAATGAGGACCACCATGTTCCATAGCTTTTCTATCTTCCCCAGCATCAAAAGCAGCTTCAGCATCCTTCATCATTTTGAGAAGGTTGTCTGAACCAATCTGCTTTACTGATTTTGCTGTAAAGACAAATTCTCCATCCGATAACCTTGCAGGTATCGAATCAGAGGTCCCAGTGCCGGGTCCTTCGACTTCTCCGGCTCCAGTAAACTCCGAAGCTTTTTCCACTACTTTGTCGAATATCATACTCAACTCAGGATTAGCTTCTAGTTGTTCCATTAACATAGACTCTTCTTTGTCGGATAGAGCTTCATCTATCACAAAGTCTACAAATTGTTGTTCCATTTGTTCATCAGGTATCATCTTATCTTCTTCAGACATCATCTTAGCTTCTTCACCATCAGCATACATAGCTTTCATTTTATCTTCTTCTTCTTTCATCAACTTTACCATGTCACCATCTGCTTTAGGTTCTCTCATTTCTTTTTTATCTTTAGCAGCTTCTTTCATAGGTTCTTCTTTATCACCATCACCATCTAAATCTAAAAAGTCTGGTTTTGAAACTTCATCACCATTTCTATATGAATATCTATCTTTATCTTTTTTTAGTATCATTTTTCTTCCTTTCTATTCAGGGCTTCCTGTATCTGTCCCTTGAGCTGCTCCAACTGTACCACTAAACGCATCTTCCCCTGCAACCGGTACATTTCCGATTCCGATGTTGCCACCACCAGTGCCTGTAGGTCCAAGCTCTTGAGGTTGTTGAGGTGTTCCAGTAATGCCTCCCATAGGTCCTTGTTGTTCACCAGTGGGTTCAGTTTCTTCGCCAATTTCTTGTCTAGCATTTTGCATTCCTATTATTTGTGCCATTATAGCTGCTTCTTCAGGGTCATTTAAAATCTCATCAGGGTCTAAATCTAAGCTATAAGCAAGTTCACTGACCAATTTAGAAATCTTAACAAATGGTGCAATAGTTGGATTTTGTGCAGTTTGTAAGAACATTGTCAGTCTTTGACTTCTAACTTCTTTCTGCATCAAGCTATTGGTTCCTGTTGCCTTAACTTCTAAATCACCTTGTATATCTAAGCTACCTTCAAAGAACTGCATATTCCATGCGAAATATGATTCTCCTAAAGGTTTTAACAAAAAGTCGTCAAGATTCTTAACAACTGTTTTGATATTTAAACTTGCTGCTCCAAGTAACATTGACATACCAGAGGCAGTTCTTGTCATACTTTGAACTCCTGTCTGACCATGTGAATAACTTGGTATGCCAGTTTGTTCATCAGCAAGTTGTCTAAACCTATCAAACATCATCATGTTTTCAGGTGCAGTGTTAGGAAACTTTAATCCATATATAGATTGTCCCGGCATTCCAGCTTGTCTTCTGAAAATTTTACCCGGAAAGATTTCCATTGATTGTCCACCTACTAATGCTGATTCATCAACATCAAATACCAAAGAACCTGATAATGCTAAGTTATCAATAGCCATTCTAGCATGACCATTCATAATTTGTTGAGAATCGTTCATATTCTCAGCAACTCCTATACCAAAGAAATTATATGGATTTCTTTCGTAAGGAAAAGCATGATAAGGTATTCTATATGGTGTAAACGGATTTATTACTGCTCTTAGTAACTTATCACCACAAATCCATGCGTTAATTTGCACTTCATCAAGCTCATCAATTTCGTCTGCTAATTCTATACCTACTTCTTCGGCATACTTAGCATCCATAATCCCCCAATATTCTAAGACTTCAAAAGCATTACCATAAGCATCTTCAGTATCATAATCTTCTTTTAACTGACTTTCAAAGTCTTTTTCAATATAGTTAGGTCCATTTTGAATCGCTTCTCTAATAGCTTCTTTATCAAAATAAGGCATATTTTTTAATGCTCTAAGTTGTGAAGTATTTAGTTTGTGTCTATGTATTACATACTCACATTCTTCGATATTTGTTGCTCCGGGTTCTGGGTAAAAATCCCAACAGCTTACAAATTCAATTCTTGGAACTCTAACTTGCACAGGTGAATATTGTCTTTCACCCATTTCATTCATTTGCCAATTATTAAGAGTTTTGTTAAAATTAAAAGGACCCTTAATAATTCCTGTTCCTAATAGTGCTGCCTCAAGTAACGCACTTCTCATTTCTGAAGAACCATTTGATTCTTCTATTTGGTCATGGATAAGTTTTTCCATTCTTCTCGCAGCTTTTTGTGCTGGAGACATTTCAGGTGTTTGTGGATTAGGAACTAAACCTTCTTGTAATATTCCTAAATTTTCTGCTCGTTGTTCTAATGATAACTCATTTTCTTCAAACATCCCATCGCCAAAAGTAGCTCCGGGCTTTAAAACTTTACCATCACCTTCGTAACCGACATCAAAAGGTCCACCTATCTGATTACCAATATTATCTGGCTCTATTTCCATAGGCTCAGACATTTCTATTCCGGGTTGAGGATTTTGAGAATCTAAATATACATTATCAAATTCACCTTCAGATATTTTAGTTTCACTAATACCTATCGGAAATTTACCAGTACCAAATAAAACATCTACTAACTGACCAAATGCAGCTAATACTTTTGTCTTTGTAACTTTTACAAAAACTCTAGATTTTTCTGACTCTCTAAATTTAACTCTTTTACCATAAAGACCTCTATAGTTTTCGTAAGCCTCAAGCCATCTTGTTTCATCAGAATCTCTTGCATCTTCTGCTAAACCAAAACGACTTTGTACTAAACCAACTAAATTAATTTTTTGGTCTGGTATAAGATTTAAATTTTTTCCAGCTTCACCTTCAACATTTTCGTATATGTTGTCTGCGTTTAAAAAAGAATTTTCTGTTTCGTCTGCCATATATTAATATCCAAAAGTCGAATCTGCTGGATTAAAATACGATTGTTCTTTTAATCTTTTTAATTCATCGTAAGTAGACTGCACTCTTGGTCTGCTCATTATCATATATCGTAATGCATCATAAGCATGGTCTGAGGCATGGGTATCTACATCTTCAGAATTATTTTTAGACAATGGAATACTTTGCAATTCTCTAATTAAATTCTTACAAGTATTAAAAATTTGTAATCTAGGTCTGCCACTAGGTTGCACTTTTAAATACTCATGTATTTGTATTTTTCCTTGTACTCTATTTTTATCTGCTCTTCTGAGTTTATGACCCATTTTTTGCAGAGTTTCTCCAACAGTAGGACCGGTTGTTCCTGTTCTTGCCCAAGCTGCAGTATCAAGTACCCCTGAAACTGAAACTGGGTCTTCTAGTTCCATACTAGATATTATACTACCTAATTCTTCTCCTGTCAAGCCTTTTTGATATAATTCTCGATAAATTATCAAAGTTCCATCATTTATATCAACTGCACCCCATAAACAACAGCTCTCTGAAGCATAACCATAGTCTATTCCTTTTACTCTTTGCCAATGCACAGGTATCTCAAAAGGAGCCACTACATGATTTTCTACTTCAAATTCTGCAAATGCTGCACCTTCTGCAATATCCCAATTACCTTCAAGTAATTGTCTTCTTTGTGTTGGAGGCAAAGATTGTAACATTTTTTCATATACACCATCTTCAGCAAGATATGGGTTATCAACTAATTTAGCAGGAATAAATTTTCTTGATAGACCATCTGCTCCCACAAAAGATGTATTATTTTCAGAAGGGTCTACATATCTTTTTTTAACCCAACTAGCACCTACACCTCCGGGATTAGCTGTGCATCTTAAATATGTTTTAATACTTTTATCTGTTGTTCTTAAACGAGATGCTAAATAATTCCAACCAAACTCTGTAGGTAAATGTGTTATCTCATCAAAACCTATCCAAGAATATGCTTGTCCTTGGTATCTATAAACATCTGCATCTTTTTCTAAGAAACCAAATTCAATTTTAGCTCCTGATGGAAAGTTCCAAACTTTCTCAACTTCTCTAAATTTAGCACCGGGAAATGCTTGTGGATATAATTCTCTAGACTTATCAATAAGTTCTCTAAGTTCAGGCATAGACCTTCTAAGAATTAAAGCTCTATGTGCTTTCTTATGGCAGTATCTTAGAGGGTCTACTAACATAGCATAGGATTTACCACCACCAGCAGCACCACCATATAAAACATCTTTTTCATCTGCAGCTAAAAAATCAGTTTGTGGTCCTTCGTTGGGTTGAAACAATACTGTATCTGAACTTATGGCATCAGCTACTGATTGTGGCAAATCTTTTAATTTATCTTCTGATATAACTTGATTATCTGAAGTATTGTCAAGTTTAGACAAAACTTCTTTAGATTTTTTTAAGGAATTTTTTTTGTTGTTTAAAGTTGTTTCCAACTTTTTAATTTGAGCTTCTTTGGTTTTTAAAGTTCGTTTAACTTTAGTTTTTTGAGCTTTTGCTTTTTTTACATCACTAAGAACTTCATCTAGTGTTGGTCTGCCTCTCTTTGCCATATTTTTTATCCATGTGTTTTTTAAGTCCGGCTTTTGATAATGTTCGACCTACTTTGTAGTCTAGCCAATCTGATGCTGTTTGTAAACTTATCTCTTGTTTGTTTAACATGTCTTCAATAACTTCTAATGCTTCTAGTTGTTCTGGTACAGGTTTTAAATGTCCAACTACATTTGACTCCTCATAACCAAAAGGTATAGTTGATGAGGTTCTTCTTATATAACCATCAGGCAATAACATTATTTTGTCCTACGATACTTTCTTACTTTTTTAGCTATTTTTTTAGGTTGTTTAGAAAACTGTTTACCTTTTTTAGTATCTTTTCTTTTTTTACGACTTGTTGCAGCATATTCAGCTGCTGTTAAAGACTTAATAGCTTTTTCAGGTAAATATCTTTCTCCAGTTTTAGCAGAAGGTTTGCCTGACTTAGTTCGCCATTTTTGATTACCCCATTCTACTAAACTCTTTTGAGACTTTTTTAAATTTCTAGTTTTTCTTGCCATATTAAATTTTCCAAAAAAATGAAGACATTACAAACAACCATGATACAACTTGCATAATAGTTGCTAACAAAATTACCTTAAACTGTATATCTGCTTGAGGTTTAAGCTCTTGTTCAAACCACTCTTGACACTCTTCAGGAGTTGCATCTCTTGTAACTTGTAAGTGTAATTCAAGTTGTTGTTCATACTTCACTTTGTTTTTTTATGTTTTTTTCTAATAGCTTCTTTGCCTTTCTTAGCTATTCTTGCTTGTTCGTTTTTACCTGCAACCTTGGCTCGTTGTTCTAAGACAGTAAGTATTTGTATTTTACGAGCATAAGGTTTTTTTATTCTTTTAACTTTAGCAACAGTTGCTCTAGCATCTGCTGGGGTTGCAAACTTTATACTAACTGTATCTTTAGGATTTTCGTCAGTATATAACCTACGACCACTACCTTTTGGTTTTTTTCCTGTTCCTTTTTTTGGGTCTGGCATATGGTGCTATCCTTTTTCCTGCTTTGTTATACTTTCCTGATTTCTTTTTTGCTATCGCAATAGCTGCTCTTTGAGCTGCACTACGAGACATTATTTATAGCCTCCACCTTTAGCTTTATATTCTTTGGCTAAAAGCTGGGCTTTTCGAGCTGACCACTGACCGGGTTTACCACCTTTAGAACCGGCTTTAATCCTCTGGAAAAGCCTCTTACGCATAGTCGGCTTGGTATAATTACCAGCTTCATTAACACGAGACTTACTTTTTTTCTTTGCTTTTCTGGGCATTGTTTACTCCAAATATTTTATCAAAATTATTTCTATATTCTTTTGTGTATACTCCGGGTCTAGCTTTAGAACCTTTACCAGCTATAGTACCTGTTTTAAATTTTATTGGGTGTTCTTTACTATTTATTTGAGGCATTATTTTCTTTTTAGTGTCCAAGCCTCGTTTCTAAACTTAGTTTTCTTTTTATCTGGAACATAGCGACCTTTTGAATCTCTATTTCTAACCCAGATAAAACCCAACCATTGTAATATTTTATCTAACATAATATTTACCATTTAACTTTATCTGCCCACCATGCTGCTGACATCTTGCCTTTGGCAATATTCTTAGCATGTCGAGCTTTAAAAGATTTTCTTTTTGCTTTCATACGAGCCGACTCACCTGCTTTAGGCTTACCAGCTGTACCTTCTAAAGTACCAACCTTTTTACCTTGTTGACCAAATCTTATAAGTTTTATCTTATGACCTTCTTGAGCTAAAACCATATGCGATTTAGTAGGATGTTTAGGAGTTCGTTTAGCTTTATTAACTCCTTTCAATCCATATTTTTTTAGCATTGCTGCTTTTCTATCGGCATGTGGCATTAGTGTATAACTTTTTTAGGTTCCTCTTCTTCTACTCTTAATTCGTGTAATTCACCAACCAAAATTAATTCATACTCATAAGCAATCTTTTCAGCTTCTGCTAACGATTCTGCTCTTATATATGGACCAATAAACTTTTTATTGTCTAGTGGGTCTGTTATTTCAGTTAGGAATATCCTCATTATTTAAATCCTCATAATCAACATTTATTACTTCTTGTTTTTCAGGCAGAATAAAAATACCCCCTGACGAAGTATGATTAACATTAAGTCGTTCTGTTTTAGTAACACCGACTCTATCTAATATATTTTGAGCTGCTTGTAGTTTATTATTAGCTTGTGGCACCGGTCTATTCGATTCCATAACTTCAATTAACTTAAAAGCTGCCCTAGGTGCAGACCTTGCAAGTACCTCCGAGGCTAAATCTATCACTTCATCTTTAAGACTTTTTAATACTTGTTGATGATTGCCTGAGTAACCTGCTAATTCGGCTGCTAGTTTAGGGTCGCCTTGTGTTTCCACAAGACAATCTAAGAACTTTTGTTGTTTCTCAGTAAGAGTTTTCTTACGAGGTTCTAAATAACTCATAAACATATTATACATTTTATTTACCAGTTTGTCAATAGTATTAAGCAAATTGTGTAAAGTTTGCCAAACCCCTTGACAAATAACAAATAAAAGTGTATAATAAAACTGTAAGTTTGGCAGGGTTGCATATACACCTAATATACAACCGAGTCAAACAAGTCTTATATATTCCCTTGCAAAACCTTGTTAAAAATTACATTAAAACTACAGGCGATTTTATCTGGTTAACACTATAAATCTTTGTGAAATGTATGTCCATTATATATATACCAGTACACCCCCCATGGCACTCTGCCCACCCCTATAACATATTTTACAAAGGTTGTCAATACTGTCTATTTATACAGTGCCTAGCCCTTACCACATTTTATAAACTTTGTCAAGTGTTTTAGCACATAACATAATTTTGCAAATTTGTCAAGGGTTTTAAAAAGATTTTACAAAACTTGACAAATTGAAAAAACTAGTTTACAAGCCCTTGCAAAATTTAATGAGCTTGTAAAATTAAAAAAATACATTTTGCAAGATTTTACAAAGTTGCATAAACCCCTTGACAAACAACCCAAAAAATGATATGGCAAAAAAAGAGGGTTTTTTTTCATATAACTATTGACACCATTTATGAATATGTCATTATTACTACATGAAGAAATTAACTACACATTTTAAAGGAGGAAAAAATGTCAGAATTAACTATTCATAACGTGCAAAAAGTAGAAGTCGTGGAGATAAACAAACTTCACCACGAAGATGGTAGAAAATGTTATTGTGCTCAATTAGAAATAACATCTAGAAAATATATTACTGATTTAGAAGTGTGCAAGTGGGATAAAGAACACCTTACAGACGAAGGAAAAGATGCTGAACTTTCGGGATATGCTGATATAGTTACTAGATTATCTTTATTTGCAGATAGTAAAGAGGCGTTAGAAGTAAAATTAAATGCTTTTAAGGAGGATGAATAATAGGGGGGTTTTTACCCCCTTTTTATTGGAGAAAAAATGACAGATTTAAAACAAGAAATAAAATTAAATCAAGATACTAAAAATGTTGGAGAAGTTCCAAACCTTGATAATGATGAAACTATATCAAGAACAATATTGACACCTGAAGAAAGTCAAGGCATATTTTAAAATAATATCTTGAAACTAACCCCCTGAAATATGGGGGTTTTTTTTGTCTTTTAAAAGCTCTTATTTGCGTTCTAACGCATTCTTTTACATTAAGCAAGGGTAGAGCAAGGGGGTAAAATAAACCTATATTTTTTTATTTAAACCTTGACAAAGGTTTTAAAATGTGCATACTTGATAATATGAATATTAAAGTAAAAAATATTACTAATGCGAATGGCAACAAAGTGCCAAATCAATTTGAAATAGTAGCACATGGCTCTACTATTTTTCAAAGTTATAATTCTACTATTGCTCTAGTTTCAGAAAATAGTAAAATATATTTAGATAAGTTTTATTGGGATTACTCAATTACTACTTTAAAACATCTGTATAATTTCTTGGCACAATGGGGTTATGACCTCAACAAAAAGAAAGTATTACAGCTAATAGAAAAGGGGGAATTTGAATTAACAAATTTAAATAAATAATAAATCCATAATCCCCAATAAACCCCTTGAAATATAGGGGTTTTTTTTATTTTAAATGTCTGAAAAATTTGCGTATATCTCCCCATTATATAATACTACAACAAAAATATTTTTGTGTCAAGTCTTTTATGTCATAATTTTTATTTATATTATATTATAACTTATACTTATGTATAGATATTATTTATAGTATGTTATAAATTATAGTTATGTATAAATAATATTTATATTTAATTATTAATTTTAATTATGTTGTAAGATATAAACAATATTTATATTACAATATAAATTTTAGTTATGTATAAACAATATTTATATTATGTTATAAGTTTGATTGTGACAATTATGTGACATTTATTATAAAATGCTTGACATTTACAGAACAGTTTAGAAAAAGTTTTTAGTGCTAGGATATGCATATTTAATAAACAGGTCTTAAAACTCAAATATGACAACGAGAGAAACAATTTTAATTTGTCAAGGGGTAAAGTAAAAAAGTATGTATTATTTTTTATTATAAGATAATTAAAAAAGTTCTTGCATTTTAACAAAAGTTGTGATAGTCTTTATTACAATACTTTATAAGTATTATTATTAATAATTTTTATAAGTATTATAATATTTAAAATATTATAATTAATTATAAATATTACTTGACAATATAAAATTTATAGAGTATTATGTGTTTGTTAATTGTATTAATAGGATTGAAATATGTTAAATGTAAATGTTTCCGACCTGTTTTTTAACTTTGAGCATGAGCATTATGACAGAGTAATGTATACCATTGACCCAACGCAAGAGGAAATTTACTTAGCCCTCAAAAGAGATGCAAGTTTTTTCTTAGATTGTTTTGGCGATTTTAATATTAACTTTGGTTATACTGTTGATGACTTATGCAAAGATTTTTTAAGTAGGTTATAATTTTTAAACCCTATGTTTAGTAAAATCTTTATTAAATGTGGGGTTTAAATTTACTACTTAACAAATACTAATTTTAAAACTTAATAAGGGTTTTTATTATGATAGATAAATTACTATTCGATAAAAGAAAATTTAATGTTGTAAAAAATAATGGCTTTTATATTATACAACATAAAAGTAGTGGCACAGTCTTAACAGAAAAAGTTAGACAAAAGTTTGATGTTAAAAATTTAGTCTTGACTTTTACAAATAATTGTGTTAGATTGGAAAGTATAAAAAGGTATAATGATTTTGGCGATACCATAAACAGTAAAGGCAAAGTTATTAAAACAAGAAATGCTAGATATACAATTCATGCTAGAGATACCAAGCAGAAATTTCCTAGCTTTCCCAAATTTTTAGGAGTGTAAAATGCAAAAAGATAATAGAAAACATACGATTGATAATGACATTAATTTAAGTGTTAGAATTAAAGAGTTAGAAAATTTAGTTAATGAAATTCAAAGAACTAAAAATTGGATTGAGGGTGCTTTGTTTTGTGAGCCAAATTTACCTCATCATAAAAGAAGATTAAAAAAGTTAATGAACTTAGCTGAAATTAAATTGCATCAAGCAAAAAATAGGGCTTTTTGTTAAGGAGTAATATGAATAAGAATAATTTAAAAGACTTAAACGATACCATTAAAATGGGCAACAAATTATTAAATACTTATGTGGGAGATGTGCCTCACAAATTTAATAAAGATGGAAGTAGAAATAAAAATGTAAAAACACATGAAGATTTCTATAAGACTAAATCTGGTTTTACCATTGTGCATGAACGACAAGATGGTAGTTCACCTTTAGATGATAGTAATAAAAACTATGGTATGTATGGCAAGGGCATTTGGTTTGATTTAGAAAATGGTTATAAAGTTTCTATTCAATTTGGTAAAACTAATTATTGCTCTAACTATACTAATAGAATTGGAGAAAAAGAATTACCATTTGACTATGTGTTAAAAACAACAGAGGATAGCACAGAAGATGAAAGATTTACGACTTCTATGACTGCCGAAGTTTTAGTTATGAAACCTAACGGAAAATGGCTAGAGCCATACAAAAAAGATGGAGAAGTTAGGTATAATCAAAGCTATAATAATGTTTCCGAGGTTATAGAAATTCTTAATTATGCTAATAGTTTAGAGCCAAACAACTATGGCAGAGTGGCTAAGAAATAAAAGGAGTAATATGAAAATAAATATAAATATAGAAACAGATAACTCAGCATTTTGGAATCATTGTGAGAGTTCCGAAAATCCAACATTTGAATATGCTGAAGTTGAAAGAATATTAAAAGAGATAATGCCAAAATTTGAGCATAGAGATTTTGGAAAATGTATTGATATAAATGGGAATACAGTTGGCACATATACTGTTGAAAGAGATAATGAGGAGTAATATGAAAAAATTATTTGACAAATTAGATTATGTGTATGATAATCATTTTTATAAAGTTAAACTATTTCAATTTAGTTTAGTGATATTGTTTGCAATAATTGGATTAAACATTGTAAGGTAAAAATTATGAATAGTAAAAGTTATGAAGATAAAAATTATGAGTTGTATAGTATTGAGAAAGATTTACTAGAAGAATTAGAAGATAGCAAAGAAAAAATATTAGCAGATGATGATGTTAATTATAGTAATAAAATGGCATTTTATAAAATCGTAATAACTACTCAAGAGCGAATGAATAAAACTACTGACAAATATTTAAGTGAGGTTGCTAATTCATGGTTAGCAAAGCAACAAGAAAAAGAATAAAAATAAAAACATATACTTATTTTAATTTTACTATTGACAAGATTAAAAAATTATGAAACAATAATTATTAATTTGGGGCGAGAATGTTAGCGTAGCTCTAGGAGGTCGTGTTTTTTGGTAATGACATTTGACTAATAACTATAAACTATAACCTATACTTTGTATAAAAAACCAAATGCTAACAGGGGAATGAGTAGATTTTTTATCAAAAGTTTCCCTTTTATTTTCTGTAGTAAAAGACTACTACTACATAAAAAAGTGTAGTCTGTTTAAACTAGCCAAGGAGGGCGATATGTTTAGTATAAAAACTTTTAGTGGTAATAATTACCTCAATACTAGATACACACATTGTAGTATTCTAGGTTTTAAATTTAGAGTTGCATATCATAAGAGAGGTATGCAAAGTAAGTATGGCACTTATGCTACAGGGCGAGGCAGAGTATTTAACTTTGGTAAGCACTACCTTTCATTCATAGGTGTATAATGATAGACGATAAAGATATTAAGGCACAAGCAGACTTAATAACTGATGGTATAATGGGGGGTAGTGAGTGGCAGACATACCCCCTGCCAATAACAATAGTCGAAGCAATAAATACTATTGATGATGTTATTACTAGAGAAGTTGCTTGGGCAGACGGAGATACTTCAGACATAGAAAAATCTTGGAGTATGATATTAGAAAAGATAGGAGAACTAACATGACTGATATAACAAATGCAGATGATGTAATAGATAGTAGAGATATACTTGAATATATAGAAAAGTATAAAGACGATAAAGACTTTGAGGAAGAAGTAAAAGCATTACAAGATATGGTAGATGAGTATTGTAATAACTATACTAATACTGACCGAACTTATGATGGCTTGGAGGACTTAAAGTGTGGATTGACTTTCATTAGAGATAGTTATTTTGAAGATTATATGTGGGATTACTTTCGTGAAGTTAATCAAGTAGATGAGGCTTTAGAATGTTATATAGACATTGAGGCTTTTGCTCGTGACCAACAATACGATTATGATAGTGTTAATTTTAGTGGCATAGACTATTGGTTTTATAACCATTAAAGGAGAAAAAGAAATGAGTAATTATTTTGTAATACATACAGTTAATAGAGATGGTCAGTTTATATATTATGATAAATTATTTATAAAATCTAATTTATCTATGAAAGAACTTGAAACTGACGAATTTGAAATGAAGTTCTTAGATTGGGAGTTTGGTTTAGACGAGCCTATATCAAAAGATGATGAAGAATTTTGGTCAGATGGTAGGTGTGTTTGTATTGAAGATATTTATGAAGTTGATGTAGAAGATATAACTTTATTAAAAAAGTATCACTACTTTATTGATTTAGATAACGCTATGAATTTAAAGGAGAAAAAGAAATGAGTAATTATTGGAATAGTAATGGTAAGTATCAAGAGTTAGGAGATAAACTAATGGAGTTGATACCTGATATAGATGAGGTAGAAAATGCAGAGGATAATCCTAAACTAGAAAGGTTTAGAAAACTTGTTAATGCTTACTACGATTTATATAACAATGGTGGTGGTAATGAGAATAGAAGAGC